TTGGGGCGCGTGGGTGAAATATTGGTGGAACAAGTATTGCTTAAACTGGGGAGTAGTTTAATTAAGAAGATTGGAGGTAAAAAAAATTTGCCTTCAATTCTTTTTTTACTTGCATCCCTCAGCCTTTTCGCGCAATTCCCAAACACATTAAACAAACAACGCCTTGGCTTCCAAACGACGGGCGACGGGTTGACGTGGCGCGGGTCAATTAGTGACACGGCTTCCATTCAACCGATAAATAACCAAAACGCATGGGTGATTCTTGATACCATTAACCTTAAATTTTATTCATTCGATTTTACTTCCAACGTTTGGAACTTGGTTGGAGGTTCGGCTTTCACTCAGCCCGTGGATTCCTTGTTTTTCAATGTGAATGTTCCGACAAACAATGTGGACACGGCAAAAATGCGTTGGGATTCTGATTTGGCAACAGTTGTTTTGGGTTTAAATGACAATGTACCAAATGAATTAGGATTCAAAAACTTTTGGTTAGTTAAAAATCAAACAGGCTCAACGATTACAAAAGGCAGCCTTGTTTACGCCAATGGCACGGTTGGCGCAAGTGGCAGGATAACGGTTGCGAAATTTATCGCCAACGGCTCAATAGATGCAAAATATTTATTAGGAATAACGGCACACGATTTAAGTAACGGCGAAGATGGGTACGTTATTTCATTTGGTAAAATAAGGCAGGTTAATACCGATACTTTTGCGGCTGGTGCAATCCTTTACCCTTCCCCAACGGTGGCAGGCGTTTGGACAGACGTTGAACCTATTGCGCCAAATCTTGATATGCCTATTGGCTTTTGTATCAATTCATCGTCAAACAATGGAACAATAGCCATAAGGGTGGCATCGGGTTATAAGTTAAGTGAGCTTCACGACGTTTCAATTACTTCACCTATTGAAAAGGCTTCATTGTATTATTCTGGTGGATTATGGCGCGATACAACGGCGGCTCTTTTGGTAAGCGACACGGCTTCCATGTTAGCCAATTACGCAACAAAGGAATATGCAGATACAACAGGAAGATTATATGCAAGACAGGATTTTACAAATGTTTCAACGTCAACTTTAACATGGACACAAACGGACACTTTGATTCCTGGGGGAGTTACCGTTGTTCAAGTATATCGCAACGGACAAATCCTTTTGCCTTCGCAATACACAATACCAACGTCAACAAGCGTAATTATAGCAGCTTCATCATTCAAAGTCAATGATAATTACACAGTTATTTTTCCGCGTGGTGGCGGTGCAGGAAGTGGATCAGGATCGGGAAGTTTAACTTCTATATCAGGTGGCACGGGAATCCTTGTTTCACCTGACCCAATAACAACCACGGGCACGGTTTCGGCTGACCTCAGCGTTTTAATGGAGTTGACGGACACGTCTTTATTAAACCTTACCTCAAGGCTTGCGACAAAGCAAAATACCTTAGTATCTGGAACCAATATCAAAACAGTAAATTCAAATAGCTTATTAGGCTCAGGAAATATAAGCGTTGGAACATTGGTTGCGGCTGATACTGTTTCGTTATCCAATAGAATAAATACAAAGTTAAATACAACGGATACGGCTTCATTGTCAAATCGGATTAACCTTAAATTAAACGCAGCTGACACGGCTTCGCTTTCCAACAGAATAAACGCAAAGGGTACGGGTACGGTGACAAGTATTGCCACTGGCTACGGGCTGAGCGGTGGAACGATTACTACGACGGGAACCTTGTTACTTGATTCAGCCGTTGTATTTTCACGCATACGGGATTCCATTGTTGACGTTGCCATTGGAAATGATACCATCAAGATTTTAAAACAAGAATACGCACCAGCAACAACCAGCGTATTAACATGGACGGTGACTTCAAAGTTTCCCATCCAATTAAAGGCTTACATTTTAGTGTTTAGAAATGGGCAGCTTCTTATCAATGACCAATATAATTTAACTGATACGAATAAAATTACCATTGTTTCCAACTCCTTCAAGGTTGGCGCAAATTATACCGTGGTCACTGTTTCGGGCATTGGTTCAGTTAACACGGGCGTGTTTCCAAACCCCGTTTATCCTGAGGCAGGAATTGCGATAAGCACGGGCAGCGCTTGGGCTTCAAGTGTTCCAAATAATTCAAGTAATTGGAATATTGCATTCAATGACAAAATAACAAATGCAGCTTTCTCGGGAACAAATACAAAGACGTTGACTTTGACCCAATATGACGGAGGAACATTTACGCCAACGTTTACCGATTTGCAAGGGGTGACAGGCGTCACGGCAGGAACAGGGTTAACGGGTGGAACGATAACAACCACGGGCACAGTGGCGGTTGACTTCGGCGTGGTTGCACCGTTGGCAAGTCCCACATTCACGGGTACGGTATCGGGGATAACAAAAGCCATGGTTGGTTTGGGTAATGTGGATAATACATCGGATGCTAACAAACCAATATCAACGGCAACACAAACGGCGTTGAATTTAAAGGTAAATATAAGCGATACCGCTTCCATGCTTACACCTTACCTTCGGAGAGCGGACACATCATTATTAAATTTAACTTCCAGATTTGCGGCTAAATTAAATTTATCGGATACCTCAAATATGTTAGTGCCATACCTTCGGAAAGCTGACACAACTTTAATGTTATCGAAATATTTAAGGAGAGCGGACACATCATTATTAAATTTAACTTCCAGATTTGCGGCTAAATTAAATATAAGCGATACCTCAAATATGTTAGTGCCATACCTTCGGAAAGCAGACACAACAAATATGTTATCGAAATATTTAAGGAGAGCGGACACATCATTATTAAATTTAACTTCCAGATTTGCGGCTAAATTAAATATAAGCGATACCTTAAATATGTTAGTACCATACCTTCGTAAGGCTGACACAACTTTAATGTTATCAAAATATTTAAGGAGAGCGGACACATCATTATTAAATCTTACTTCAAGATTAGCTACTAAACTAAACATTAGTGATACGGCTGCAATGTTAGCAAATTATAATTCACGCATAAATTTAAAGCTTAATATATCTGATACGGCTGCGATGCTTATACCATATTTAAGAAAATTAGATACAGTTTCACTTTCAAATAGAATTAATTTAAAAGTAAATATTTCCGATACCTCAAATATGTTGGTGCCATACCTTCGGAAGGCTGACACAACTTTAATGTTATCGAAATATTTAAGGAGAGCGGACACATCATTATTAAATTTAACTTCCAGGTTTGCGGCTAAATTAAATATATCAGACACGGCTTCCATGCTTACAAATTACCTTCGCTCAGGCGTGGCGGCATCAACATATTTGCCATTGACAGGCGGAACTTTGACAGGAGATTTGTACGCAAAGTATTTAAACACATTTGCTAAAACAACTTACATTCCTTTTAATGCTGGAATAGGTGAACAAAGCATTTTTAATGTCGGTACGGCTTTAAGAGGTGGCACGGTAATGGTTTTTCCTGATTCAAATTTAGTTGGAAGTTCAGCAAATATTTTTCTTGCAAATTCAAGCGTTCAAGGCGTTGAATCTTCCGCAATGGGAAGTGGTATGAGAAATTATGCACAACAAGGCGGTGACACAAGGAGAAATTCACTTGCTTTTTATACATCGGGTATTGGTTCGCAAAATACAAATAGATTATTTATTGATTTTGATGGTAACGTGGGAATTAACGACGATACGCCTTCTTACAAATTAGACGTTAACGGCACGCTCAACGCCACAGGCGCAGCGACCCTTGGCTCAACCTTGGCGGTCACAGGCAACATCACCGAGGCAGGCAACAACGTTTTAACAAACCTTGACACGGCATCTTTATCAAGCCGAATAGATTTAAAATTAAATAAAACTGACACAACATCATTGAGCAACCGCATTAATTTAAAATACGATAAAACGGGCGGCACAATTTCGGGCGCGGTAACTTTGTCCACAACCTCAGCAACGCCTTCAACGTTACTTGGTAAAAGCACGGGTGACGTGGTTGGCACGGTTACAACGGTGGCGCAAACAGGGTTAATGACAAGGGGCTTGGAAAGCGATCGTTCAACCACCTCGGGAAGTGAATTAATAAGTGTAACTCATAATTTAGGAAGTGAACCAACGTCTGTTTTAATAACTGTATTTGGAAGCACATCTTATATTTTACAAGTGGCAAGCAAAACAGGAAGTACATTTACGGTTCAAGTAAAAAATTACGACGGCACTCCAGCAATCGACGCGACCTTGGTCTCATTCTCATGGCTTGCAATAAAATAATAAAAAAACATAAACATGAAACAACTCCTTTTCCTCCTCCTTTTCCCTTGCCTTGCCTTGGCACAGTACACGGGCAACGCAGGACAAAAGATAACATTGGGCGAACAAACGACGGCAGATGGGCTGGTGTGGCGCGGTCGATTGGCTGATACTGCCAACCTATTGACAAATAAACTTGACACATCGGTGTACATTGTTCTTGACACAGGAACGCGGGCAATGTGGTATTATAGAGCATCCACAACGCCAAAATGGACAAGGTTAGTAGATAGCTTAAATAATTTGCAAGGGCAATTATCATTAACGACAAAAGTCACGGGCGTGTTGCCTGTGGCAAATGGGGGAACGAATACAAGCACGGCATTTACACAAGGTTCTGTTTTATTTGCTGGGGCAAGTGGAACTTACGCGCAAGATAATACTAATTTTTTTTGGAATAATACAACAAAAAGGTTAGGTATTGGTACAATAAATCCATTTTCCTCGTTAGACGTTAGAGGTAATATTGTTTCCTTAAGAGAAGATAATTATACTGTGTTTGCAGGAAGTAACTATTCAAATACATCTGTACATGGTGTGTATTTTGAAGGAAATCGAGCAAGGGGAACCTTAGCATCTCCTACTGCAGTAAATAGTGGTGATATAGCCTTTGCCCTTACTGCTCAAATGAGGGGAAATTCTGGTTATGTTCAAAATGCAACTATTTTTATGGAAGCTGATGGAAGTTATTCAGGAAATGATGTTCCATCAAGAATTAGATTTTTAACGCGCGAAACAAATGCTACATTGGAAAGAATGCGCATAACATCTACAGGCAACGTCGGCATTGGACAAACATCACCAACGGCAGTATTGCATTTAAAAGCAGGCACGGCAACAGCAAGCACAGCACCATTAAAATTTACAAGTGGTGTAAATCTTACAAGTCCTTTAGGTGGTGAAATGGAATTTAACGGAACAAACCTTTTCTTTTCCCCTTCCACAACAAGGCACACAGTTAACCACGGATTAACAGGTTCGGTAACCTTGAATTTTCCATCAACTACAACTTTGTTATCAGCTGATTTGACAATCACAGTCACAGGTGCGGCAGATGGTGACGTTGTTTCTCTTGGCGTTCCAAATGCCGCTGTGAATGCAAACACCTGTTACACGGCATGGGTATCGGCTGCCAACACGGTGACGGTAAGGTTTAATAACTATTCAAGCGGAACAGTTGACCCAGCTTCAGCATTATTTAAAGTATTCGTAACAAAATAAATTAATCATAATGAAAAAAATTATTTATTTCATAGCCTTGTTTTACTCCACAATTACAATGGCTCAAAATCAAGTGTTTGACACGGCTTATGTTTTGCCGTTAAACGGAAAATTTTACCTTGTAAACAGGGTTGAATATGATGATGATTCTTACTACGAAAAAATGAGCATCATTGGTGACACGGCTCAATTTTACTTATCTGCTTTGCAAAAGTTTGAAAGCACGGCAAATAGCTTTGCTAACTTTGTAAATGGCTCATACTTTTATGGGAAGGAAACAACAGGAGCTATAAGGGAAAATGCAGCCATTGAAGCAATCACAGGTAAAAGTCCTATTGATACATTGGGCGTACAAACCTTTGAATTTATTTCAGATGATAAATTTAAATGGGTCATTAACAACGTACCCATTGTATTTAGCATCACGGCAAACAAAGTGTTAAGATACACGGTGGAAGGCTCAAGCGTTAAAACAATGTATGGTTTTGGAAAGAACATGATACGCCTTACAAGTTATCCAACGACAGGCAGTTTTCTTGATTTGTATTGGGATGAAGGGAGAAAATTATACGTTTCACAGGATGGTAAAATCAACCTCCGAAGAATATCTGCAACTCGATGAAAACAACCTTAATAAACTTTTTGCATCTTGGATGGGAAAAGATAACATACGCTATTTGCTGTGGATGGATATTTTCATTTTTCATACCAATTAAAGGATTTTTGATATTTACAATTTTTGTGGTTTTCGCTGACATGGCGACGGGCATCATCGCTGCAAAGAAGGAAGGGCAAAAGATAAATAGCCGTGGACTTTACCGGACAATAGAAAAAATAGTAGTGTATTTTTGTGCCATACTTATTTTCGAGGGTGCAAGAAATACTTTTTCGCTTCCTTTCAACATTACTTATATGGCGGCGTTTTTAATTGCGACGGTGGAGCTTTATTCTATTTCGGAAAATATTAAGCGCATCACAGGTGTAAATTTGGGAGTATTAATCACACGTTTTTTTAATCGTTAAAACAAATAATATGCAGACTAATTTAAAAGAAGCGTTGAAAAATGCAGATACAGTTAAATCGCCATTAGGTGACATAGCTTGTTACAGTTTTAATTTTGCGGAATTAACTCAAGAAATTTCAGTTCATCTTGAAAACAACAAAATTAAGTTCACGTGGCGAGAATACATCCAACTGGCTCAAATCATTTGGGATAAGATTAAGGAGACATCGAAAGAGTGCGCAGGAAAGGAAATTGAGGTAAAATTACCTGCAAAGTTATCATTGATTAGTGCGGCTTTCGCATTGATTGGATTCAAATTATAGGCGCAGAAGAATCGCTACCTTATGCGGCTTACAGGGCGGTGCATTGACTTGCATCGCCCTTAAAAATATCAAAATATGAAAGCATCTAAATTTTGTGTTTTCCTTGACGCAGGTCATGGAGGCATTGACGCAAAGAAAAAATTACCTTACAATTATACGACTTACCCGTCAAAGTGCGCTCAGCATAACAACGCAAAGTTTCATGGATACGGTTGGTTCTTTGAAGGCGTGTTTAACCGCGACGTTGCGGCAAAGATTGAGCAGTATTTAATTGACTGGGGGTTTTCCGTGGTTCGCGTTTACGATCCTATCTTGGACGTTTCATTAACTAAGCGCGTGGCAAAGGCAAATATTAACGCCCAAAATTACGAGGCTTCGTTATACCTCAGCATTCACGGCAACGCGGCAACGTCGCCCAATGCAAGGGGTTTCGAGGTGTTCACGAGCAAGGGTAAAACAAGGTCGGACATTTACGCGGAGTTT